TTATTTGATTGTTTGCTAATCCGTTAGCAGTGGTTGGTGAAACTGCATAATAAGTTGTTACTGTATTTAAAGGTGCAGGAAGTGTTCCAGAGTTTTCAGTCAGAGTAAATGCAGTCCCTGATGGTATTTTTGGATTGTATGGGAAGTTTAGTGTACTATTAGAGGTAAGTGCTACAAATGTATGTGTAACTCTTGCTTTTACAGTTGGAGCAGATGTAAATCCTCTACCCGCATTGTTTACAGTGACTGCCTGTATAACTTCGTTTAAAACTATTGGTTCTAACTCAAATAAAGATCCCTGACCACCTTCTAGAATTATCTCTGGAGTAGATACAAAATTAGCACCACCATTTACAACATCAAGGTAATCAATAACTTGAGTTCTAATTAATTGTAAATTATAAGTCGTGTTTAAACTTGGTTTTAGTGTTCTATCGTGACTGTAGTTAAATGTAATATTCTCACCGCCAATTTTAAGTATCTCACCCATATCAGATGACTTAAGTAGTATAGATGCACCACTACCTACTTTCTGTTCTATGTTTATTATTGGAGGACTTTGGAATTGCTGTCCAGCTGCTTCAACATTGATTGATGCAACACCTTCATTTACAATTAATGCATTCAACGCTGCATTTATACCATTACCACCTTGAGCAGTAACAGTGGGTGCAGATAGATAACCTGATCCAGAGTTAGTTACAGTTATAGAGTCTATAGCAGCATCAAGTAACGTAGATGTTGATACTACATCAGTAAATGTAAGTCCACCCGCAGGAATATTGAATACAGCATCGTGAGTTCCGTCAGATCCACCTAGATCTCCTCCTGATATTGTAAGTTGATCACCTAACACATATGCAGTACCGCCATTTGTGACTGTTACCGTTGATATATCTCCATTACCATCAATTACTACTGTAAATCTTGCTCCAGTAGCACTGGATCCTGCAATTGACTTTTGAGCAACGTTTGTATATGTTTGACCAGCTCCATAGTTTCCTGCAGATTGAGACTGTATTGAGACAGTTGAGATTACACCGTAGTATGGATCATCAAACACAACATTAGGAGCACCCCTGTAGTTTGTTCCTGCTGCAGTAACTGTGATATCAGTAACTTTACCTATACCAGACACTGCTGCACTGACTGTTGCCTGTTGTCCAGACACTGCAGTGATTGTTGCTTGAGAATTACCACTTGTGTAAACTCTAGATCTAATTTTAAAAGCTTGTGTGCCAGTTCCAGAACTGGTTATGGTAATTGCAGTTCCTACTTCTGCGAGTTGTGGTGTGGATGCTAACTTGACACGTCCTGCATCACCTATGTTGATAATGTAGTAAGTTTGTCCTACTGTCAAATTACTAATCGCAGTTGTCTCAGCTGAGACGTATTGGACTGGATCTCCTGTTTTTGCATCATGAGCAGCAAACTCAAATTGATCTGCATATCCTACTGCATCTATTTGTGATGGATTAAGACTATATGACTTACCTTCAGTAAACATGATATATCCTTTGTTACCCGCACCTGTTCTAGTGTTCTGTAATGGTTTTATTCTCAATATTGATGTAATTGGATTCCATGATGAAACTTGACCTCTAGCAGTGCTATTATCCTGAGTAGACTTGCTTATAACAATTTCATCTGGTAAGAAGTTACCTAATACGTTTTCTAGAGTCAAATCTACAAAATCTGGTAATGTTACAACAGTTGTTGGTAAAGATGACTGATTATATCCAGATCCTTGGTTTGTTACAGAAACACTGAACAATCCACCAGAAATAGTTGCTACAGCAGTTGCACCAGACCCAGATCTTGAAGATCCACTTAATTTTGGTAAGGAAGAGTAATTTCGACCATTATCACCAATTGTTATTGTGGAAATGCCTCCTGTGGGGTATATTGAATTTGTAGAGTATGATACGCCTGTATTATAACCAGTTTCGGGTTGTGTTGCGGAAATATAGGTAATTTGCTTACTAGCAGCGTTAACAGAGGTAATAGTATGAGTTCCTAGTATAGGATCATTAATTACGTTCATATATCTGCTATTGGTCACATCACTCTTAATTGTTATTGCATTACCCATCGCTAAATGGTTTTGACAAACATAATGTAAAGTATTTGGAGAATCTACTGCAGGAGTGATTTCTACACTACGAGAAGTTGCAGTATTAAAGTTAGTAATGTATTGTGACCATGTTACTGCTTCATCATTAATTTTATAGACAACACCTTTCTCATATCTAAGTGTACCTCCATAAGCATCTTCACTCTCAGAGAAGTAGATTGCATGATTACTATTTGACGCATTATCTTGATTAAATGTGTAAGTTAACCCACGAGACATTGATAATGAGGGAGATTCCGTTACAGATCCATATTTGTCACCTGTAATGTAATATCCATTGCTAGATCCATAGTTATAAAGAGGATGAGCAGTTGTTTTTGCTGCAACAGTTACTGTATATGTTCGTGGTGATACATTTTCGTGTTTTACATCATGATAGTAGAATATGCCAGGCAAATCTACCATTTTGATGGTTATTGAGTTTTGTTCGTTAGTTACTAGATCTCTAACCTCGTCAGTAATGTTTTTGTAAGTGAATACATCTGTATTTGAAGGATCTAATGTAAATGATAATACTTTTCCAACATTACTTGCATCTGAAGTATCAAAAAGGTAAGAATGACCATTTATAAGATTTAAGTTTGGTTCTTTGATGTAAACTTCCGCAGATGTAACGGTTGATGCAGTCGTTGCTGCAAAATTTCTCTTAACAGTAAACTTTCTTGGTGTTTCTGTTCTAACAACAATATAATTTGTCTTATTATAAGACGTAGGTGAGACACCTGAGACATTAATTAAATCACCCTCTTTTAATTGATGAGAATCTTGAGTATGGAATTGAACTTCTCTTTGTACTTGAGTTAATGTTAGATCAAGACCAGAACCACCCGCATTACCTATGTTAAGGTCATCTACAGATATAGTATCTCCAATATCATATCCATATCCAAAATCAGTAATTGTAATAGAACTTACACTGTTACTAGCAACAACAATAGTTGCCTTTGCACCTAATCCGTTTGCTCCTGTGCCACTTGTTGTCAATGGGACATTTATGTATGTTCCATTTGCGTAACCAGATCCTGCTGAGTTTTCAGTCCATCCACCTTGGAATAAATTACCATCTGTACGTGTTCTTAAATATTTCCATATCATATTACCATCAGACGCACTTCCACTTGTATGAGTCGGTGAAGATGAACCTGATGTGTTAACTCCTGTGCTTTCCGCAACGTATACTCTATTTGCAACATGAACTAAATCTCCTTCTTGATAAGAGGTAGTTGCTTGCCATGCATCTAATAATTTAGCACTTGTTAAATTAAAATACTTAAAGTGATAGTTTCCATTGATAATTTTTGATGTAAGTGTTCTACTAAATGAGTTATCAGTTACGGAAACAGTAATTATATCGTTTGGTTGTAAGAAATTTGTTACTGTAGTTGTCAATGTATTGGAAAACAAATCGTCGTAAGTTCCAACAGAAGAACTAACACTAGAAACTGACGCACCTTGCACTTGAGAGACTATAGCACTTACACCGCTTCCTCCAGTTCCAGTATTATCGAACGTCAATCTATCGTTAACCTTATATTCTTTACCTCCACCTTCTACAAGATATGAGTCAATGTTTTGTGATGAGAATTTATTTGTAGATGATACAACTAAAGAATCCGCACTACCACCTCTTATAAACGGATAGTAACTATAGTATCCAATACCATCTTCAATGTATGTGAGTGTTTCACCTGTCTCCATTACAATGAGAGTTGTGCTGTCTTCTAATGCAAGGAAGAAGTCAACCTTATTATCTAATTGCTTTCTCTTTGCGACAATATTATCTACACCTATAAATGGAGCTCTGTAACGTATTGCGTCTTCTGTAAAGTTTTTCTGTAATCCATTACCATTCCAGTTTACAGCATCCGCTTCACCGTAAAACTCAGGTCCTACAAAATATGGAAATGCGGGATTACCAGTAGTACCTGTAATAGTTGTAAAGTAAGCATATACTCCACTTGGATACTCTGGTGTAACGCAGAATCTGCCATTGTAACGGTCTAAATCACCTAAACCTTCCACATACTCATAATCTTCAATATAAGTCCCTAGAGGGTCTGTAAGACCGCTTAGAATGGACGCTCTAGATGTCTTTACTCTATAACTGGTTCTAATACGTTTGTATTGGTTAAATGGTGCTGTGTTTTCTGGATCAACATATCCATAAGGTCCGTAGATAGGATGTCCGTCATATGCCCAACCAATAATAGGAGAGTGTACAGTAGGAGGTAATTCCTGTAATACGTTACTATTATCAAGACCTATACTGTCCTTTAATAAGAAACGTAGTTGCTTTGGATTATAAAGATATCCATATTCTCCGTTAAAGATCAAGAAGTTCTCACCTTGGAAACACGCACCTCCAAATTGGTCTGTGGTTTTTGGTGATACAAATGTATTATCTCCAAGTTCTGCTCCAGTTGCTGCTTCGTTTACTGATAGTTCTGTAAGTCTAGTTTGGAACTGTGCACCTGAGCCAGGATATACAATATCAACTCTTGTAGAACCCGCAGTATATCCAACACCTTTACTTGATACTGTGATACCAGTAACAATATTTGTACTTAGATCAACTTGAGCAAATGCAGTAGCACCAACTCCGTCTCCTGTAATGATAACGTCAGGAGGACCGAAGTATGCACTACCACCAAATGTAACAATTATACTTTCTATCTTTCCATTAATAATAGATGGATACGCAACAGCACCGCTACCAGAGATCAATTTAATCGTTGGTTCGTAAGTATACTGTGATCCTGCATCCGTAATACTGATAGTATCTACAGGACCTCTACAAACTGCATCTGCAGTTGCTCCTATTCCGCCTCCTCCTGTAATCGAGACTGTAGGAACACTTGTATATCCCGCACCACCATTCACTATGGTTATACCAGTTACGGAACCGTCCGTAATTTGTGCGGTAGCAAATGCTTGATTTCCGCTAGTTGCTCCTCCACCTACAATAGAAACGATAGGTTGCGTGGTATACCCGCTTCCTCCGCTTGTTACGTTTATAGAAGTTACGGATCCTGTAATGACAACCGCAGCAGTTGCGGAGGTACCCTCATATTCCCAATCAATAGTTCCTACTGTTATAATTCCTGCAGTGTGTGTAGGATATAGAGTCGCGGAAGATTTACCCGCATTTCTTGAACGATATCTTCTTTGTTGATATGATACTCTAGTCAATCCTGCATATGTTGTATCTAACTGATATTCTGGTTCAAACTCAACAGTAGGAGGGTTAGTAATGTCATAACCAGATCCACCATTTATTCTTTCAATAGATTTTATACCACCATACTTAGTCTTACTTTCAGACTTATATGAGAATAGTGGGACACCGTTTGCACCAATACCTACTTGTCCTATAGGAGTATCAGTTTTAGAACTTTTAACAGTAGGTGTAAGAGGAATACGTTTTAAATATCTTTGGTTGCCAGGATCTAGATCAGTTGTAGCAAAAGGTCCTATCTTATGTGTTGGTATACCTGTACTAGCGACTATTGCGTCAGTAGATGACTTATATGTATTTTGAACGTCACCAGTTGTATCCTTTACAGCAAGGTTAATAGATGTATCGTCAGACTTACCAAATGCAAATTCTCTAGCAATATAAAACTCAAAATTGGATATTGGTTGAGCAGGAGATGATGAGAAGATAAACTCAAAAGTAAACTCGTCAACAATACCTACAACCGTGTGAGAGTTATTATAAATGTCCTCTGGTGCATTCAATATTCTAATAGAGTCATCTCTGACCAATCTATGCTTTTCTTTAGTTACTACGGTGCATCTTACCGATCCATCGCTTTCGGGTGCTGCTAGGGTCGCTGAGGCACCTCTGAGAGCACGTCTAACATTGTATACAAAACTATCCCATATAGGATCAATACTATCGAAACCAGGTGCAGCGGGAGTTGTAACTTTTGAGTCTGGAAGATAATACCTACCACCATTATTAAGAGTAACTCCTCTAGTTCCACCAAATATCTTCAATTGAACTTCTGAGTTGTCTACATTTGAATTACCATAGATTTTGAATGCAGCAAACACTTCTTGTCCTGCATCATGTGCTACATTGCTTGTATTGTCTCTTGCACGAGAGCATCCTAAGAACTGATTAACTGTTTTAGCAGTATAACTGATTATTTCGTCTTCTATCCTAAATTTACCGTTTGTCTCAGGCCATCCTAGTGTAGAATCAACTGTAACAACGTTATCAAGTAGATTACCACCTAAATCTTCTGCTAGAACGGTTTTATACGGAGTTACAAACGTTCCAATTGAATTATTCGTATCTACATCAATTTCATAGATTGTACCGTTTGGTGTATACACTTCTACAACACCTTTAACGTAAATTCTTGCAAATTCTACATTTGGATCATTTGGATCTGCTTCCTGATACAATACTTGACCAACAAGTTCGATTGGATTCCCAGAAACAGGAACTGCACGAATAATCTCTCTAGAAACGTAAAACGCATCACTAGGTTTAAATATTCTTTCTCTTGGATATGATATTTCCGATTCTACGCCAAATAGTGTTCTCAATACAAACTGGAACGATCTACTTGTTCCTTTTGATGAGTAAAAGTCTTTTATTCTTTTAATAATGGTGCTTTCAGTTACACCAGTTGCAAAATTCTTAGGAAATGTGTTTAAAAACTGCTCTTTAAACTTCCCAAGCATGTAAATTGGGAAAATGTTGTTTAAATTAACAACTTCTGTGCCAATAGTGTGAGTTGCAGCAGTTGTAGACTCAAATTTAAACTCAGATTCAATTCCAACTGCTCTTACAGCGTTAAAACCACGTGCACAAGTCTGAAATAGTGTTGCACCCTTACTTTGGTAGTAAATTATCTCATTATCTACTAGTAAAAGTCCTTCTGACGGAAAATCACGTGTAGATTGAACGTCAACAGTAGTGGAACTTGCGGAAAGTGAAGAAATTAGCGTTGTAGTCGTAACTAGATCGCCATAATTGTCAATATTATAATAATCCGACCAGTTTTGGATTATATCAAAGCAATATCCTTTTAATTCTTGTGACTTATAATATTCTTTGACAAAATCAATGAACGTAGGAAACTGTTCCGCTATAAAAGACGGAAACTGCCCTGCAATGTTTGTTGATATTTTGGATCTTGACTCAGAACTTACCTCTGACGGTACAGGTGTCTGTGTAACCGTAGTAGTAGGTGTTGTCCACGATCCAACTCTCCAAGAACTATTTGTCATATTCGATTAATAGCTAGATTCTGGAATTACTCCTGTTCCAGAGATATTTGAACCACTACTGATAGTATCTTCTACTACAGTAATCACCGAGTTATCTATACCCATTGTAATATACGTTTCTCTGAGAGAAACTAAATCATTTGATTTGGGAGTTGCTTTTATTTGCAATGTATTGTTTGCCACAACTGTGGATTGTATAATCAAGTCATTAATTACAATATCTCCCATGTCATAATCTACAGAACCCCATAATCCATCAACATACTCAAACTCACCAGTTCCTTTGACGTAATACAGACGTAATGTTCCCGTACCATCGTCATTTAGATAATATGTGTTTACATCATCACCTACAATCTTGAATCCACTGGATGAAACAGAGGGATTTGTGGAAGTTTGTTGATTGATTCTATTACCGTAACAGATTTTGTAGTTAACACGAGTGTTTAGATCAACTGTTGCGTTCTTTCTCATGGTAACACGAGTGATGTTAGAGGTAATTGACCTCTCCGCATCATCAATAATGTTTTGTACCTTAGAATATTTGAATTTACCACCAAATTTGTTGAACTCACCGCTAGAATTAAGTGCGGTTAGTGTAGTAATGACTAAATTCTTGACTTCTGCAGGAGTTCTGCGTGTAAGATTGGGGTTATAATACACAAAACTTGTTAAATCTATGTAAAGTATAGACGGATCAATGATTGTTGGTTGAATTGCTGCAATAGAATACTCTCTAAGTGTCTTTAAAACAGCGTTTTTCTCTGAAAGTGATAATTTATCTGCATTTTTTGGTTTGATTGCCAAAAATACCTTACCATATTCGGGTGGTTCCGCTTCTTCTCCACCATAACATGCGATAGATGCGACGTTTGGATAGATTTGTGGTATGATTGCTTCGTAATCTTGCGTAGAAACTGCTCTACCGAACGCAGAATAGAATTTTGGTGCACCAAATTTGATAGATTCTGTAGATTCTGGTTCTGCACCGCCATCTGGGAACGAAGTTGCGGTTATTGTAATGCCAGAAGTTATTGCATTTAAGCTATTATCTCTAAAAGTTCCAATATTTTCAAAAACTTTTAGTCCATTTGCTCCTGTTCCTCCAGAGGTTGTATATTTTACAGTAACAACATCTCCATTTACTAGTGCTTTTCCTACAACACCATCACCAAATAGTATTTCTGGTATCTGATACTCACTTTCTTCTAAGAAAAATACTTTAGAATTAGCATCTATCTTAGTAATGTCTGTTGCTTGCAAGTATTTTTCTGTAACTGTACCAGAAGTTACCTGTACAATCATAGAAGTTGTGTCAACTCTATCGTTTGTAAGTATAAATCTCTGTCTCTGTGAGGTATCTTTTACAAAAGTATCTGTTAAAAACAGACCTTCAAACAAAACTGTGTTAGAAAATGTTGCAATTCCTGTTAAACTATCTACAGATTGCGATGTATCAGTCGGAATTGAGAAAACAAAGTTGTTATTATCCAATCCTGTGAAGTTCAAAACCAATCCTGCAGAGATTGTGACTGATTTTGGGTAAGGAAATGGTGTTTGTACTGCAATATCAACTGTAGTGCGTGCTGATCTTGCCGATTTTGGTGTATAACCAATCATTCGAGCAAGTTTTACAACGTTTTCACGCAAAACTGCCGTCTCTAGGAACCCTTCATTGACTGCAAGGTTAGCATTTACCGCTGTATAGTACGTATTGTATGCTAATGTGTCAATAAGCACTGTCAAAGACGAACCTTCAAAGTCATAATCACTAAATTGTGACTGTGATTTTAAGTATTCTTTGATTTGTGCCTTGATTTCATTGAACTCAAGAGCATTGACTTGATTAAATGCCATTATGGTTTAAATACTACACTGATATCATCAAATTTAGGTGAGATACCTAAGATCAAATAATTCACAGAACAGTTCAACTCATTACGATCTGGTTCAAAGTCAACATCTACAGATACTGCTGTAACTCTAGGTTCGTAGATCTCAACTGATTGCTCAATTCTATTCTTTATCTCTAGTTCCATAGTAGGAGTAGAGTTCTCAAATAATAATCCTATTATGTTCCCACCGAAGAATGGGTCAAATGGTTTCTCATAGAAATTGTAAAGAACAATATTCTTGACTGATTCCTTTATTGCAGCTTCGTTCTTAAGTGCCAAAATATCGTTGGTCACTGCATTCTTTTCAAATGTTAAAGAGAAATCCCTAAAGGATTTCGATATCAAAGACATCTCGAACGAAACAATTCTTTATCAATTGTTATTTATACTCGTTTCTCGAAAGGTTTACGTTTCTTACCCTGTCTATCACTACGAGGATCGGTAATTAAGTATCTACAGTACTCATTACCATGATCGTAGAAGTGATCAGACATGTCGACAGGAATGTTAGCATTCCTTTTACCATCTACAATTCTATTTGCCTTGGCCACGATACCTCTTCTTTGCCTTGTTCCTAGACGTGGCACTATACTTCGTGTGTTGACCACGACCTTGTGCTGTTTTCTTTGGTTTCGATTCGATACTGTTTCCAGTGTTCCATGTCATTGCCATAAATTAATTCATCCTGCGAATACGTTTGGTGATCCTGCTGCAACTGCTGTGCAACCACTTATTCCATCTCCTACTCTACCACAACCTTTGCCATTTACAAAGACTGTTGAACTTCCTGTAGCTATTGATGCTGAGTGTGGAGGACACACAGGAGCAGGAGGAGGAAAAAGATGTGTAGTGTTACTATCTCCCTGACGAGAGATTCCAATACCATTACAAAAGACATTAGAAGATCCCCCTGCTCTGGTCATACCAGTACAATGAGTTACGTCTGCGTCTCCTATTCGGGTTACTGCGGGCATTACTTTCTTTCCCTTGCTACAAGTTCATGTAAGTATTCTGTATATTTACTCATTGCGATGTGTTCTGCAACGCTATGAGGTTCGGGTGGTGGTGTCGGATTAAACTCGATCAAATGATCAAACTCATCGGGAAGGTCACCACACCTATCGAATTCGAGGAGTTTTCCCTCGTCCTTGATTACGAACTTTCCTTCAAGATCGTCCATTGGATTTATCATAATACTCCTAGTTATTTAGAGACCTACGCGGGGTTAACGCGGTTATTACCAATTCGTATCATCAACCTCTGTCAATCCACCGACAGTATATTCGACTATTTCTGTTATCGTCTTATCATGCTCAAGTACAACATCTACAAGTTTCTCATAGTGCCCATCGTCAGTTCTCTTCATGAGGAGTTTAGAATTAGACACCTTTCTCTCTAAGGCATCTAACCTCTCCAATATCTCATCATACTTTCTATCTGTATGTGTATGGTAATCGCCTGACATGAATCCTCCTAATCTTGTTTAATGTCAAAATGCCATTTGATATGTTTAATGTAATCAAATGTATCTCCTATGTCCTTATCGCAATCTGTTTCATACTTTCTATCACAAAGAAACTTACGTAAATCGTAGATACTGTCATATGTACCTACTTCGTCGAAAGAATCGTCATATAGAACGTATCGCATAAGAGAAAAGGGATGTAGATTTATTTATTATATCTTGAAACTAACACAATGTCAAGTGCAAAGATATCCAACAACATTGTCTGGTAGATTCTCTAAAGGTATCATAGGTCTTGTAACTACTCCTCTCATATTGTCTGCAATCTTCTCCTTCTTCCATTTAGTGTATGCTTCTTTCTGACACCAGATGTCAAAGAATATTTCCATATCATCAGTAACCTCTGTAGGGTCAAAATACCTCCGAGAAATTTTTTCAAAGGGACGTTCTCTCATATATTCAATATCGACTCCAACACGTTCTCTAGAACATGCTACAACACAATATGTGTGGGTGTCAGATTTATTCCAATGGACGTTTATTGGTTCTACACAACTGTCTACAGGTTGCCTTGCAATAAACTCTCTGAGGGCAGCACGAGTCATTGCCTGACCATTATGACTAGGTTCATCTATGTTTGTGAACAGGAATACCATCGTACTCCAATCCTTTGTTTCAAAAATTACCTGTGGCATTTTTTACTAGAAATTTTTTTTATTTTTTCGCTCGCGTTTCCCATACTTTATAGATTGTCGTCTCTGGGACTCCTTTAAACGACCCCCCGCCACGCGAACTGGGTTGAGACTGGATCGCTGCTTAAGTTCGACTTAAAGAGCAGTGCATCGCTCACCTTGAAAGTCTTATGCGATCCAGAGATGTGTGGACTTACATGTTCTCGGTTGCACTAGATGCTCCAACGCAATGTGCTGTTGAGTTTGGCAATGCCACATTCAGAAAGGACAATCCTCTGGCACTGTGAACTGTGGTGTCTCTCCACTCATCCACTGTGCACGCTGATCATCCTGCCACTCCATGTGAGCAACACGCTTGAGCATCTCATCTACATGAATCTGCTGCTGCATTTGTTCCCATGTCAGGTCATGCTCTAGCATATACTCTGTATATACTATGTCACGATATAACCCCGTATCCATATAACCCCCCCCTACGCGAAGAGAGGACGCATCCAGTCCTTGAACTTTTCTCTTTCAATGTCTGCCAATGCTCTCAACTGTTCTTCTGTTGAGTTGTTGCCTGATGCAACTAATTCATCATAACACGCTTGTGATATACCTGCGTTGGTGAGTTCATACTCATGTAGTTGAACGTGCTTAAAGTAACTCATATAACCCCCCTAGTTGTAGATGCCAACTAGTTTGGGATCACCGTATGATCCATAAACTACCCTTGTTCCGTTAAGGGCATAAGATACGACTTCTGCGTATCCATAATCTTCTGAGATGCTTAAGCATAACTCATCTGCAAATTGACTTGCTAGGACTGGTTCCTGTATGTTTGTGTTTGGAACTTCAACGAATTTCTCGAACATAATCTAATGTGATGTAAATGTTTGTTTATACTACTATTATAATAGGTGTAGTGTGCCTAGTGTGGATATATCTGCAAATTGAAACAATTAGTCATAATACCCTAACTCTTCCTCTTGCTCATGTAACTCTCTTGCTACCATTGTGAAAAATTCTCTAATGGTCATGTCTGGATAATGAAGTTGATGTTCAACTAACGCACCCATTTGCATATGTCTGCTTTCTTGCATTATGAGTTGATCCATAACTGCGTCTGCATCTGCTTCTAGTGATTGTTGATCCGTCATTATTTCCACCTCGGATCGTCGATTGCATAATCCCACGGTGCGGGTTCGCATATCTTCTCAACTAGAGAATCAAATGCTTTCTCGCTGTCGTCATCTATCCAACCCATATCTAGGAAATAGGTCGCCATCTTGACGAGGACTGATTCCTCGTCTTCTTTCATTGTGAGAGTTCTTTCCCACTGTGTTCCGTCTGCTCTAGGCATTTACTTAACCTCCATCCATTTGAATTCTGAGATGCTACCGACTTTCCAGATGGTAACAGGTTCGCCAAGCAATTCTGCCTGTCTCTCTGCGTGA